GCATAATCCGCTGCGCCATTGTCGTAGCATTGGGGTCCGAAACAGGAATTACATCAATGCGGTCATCAAAGTCCGTCTTACGATTGGCGTCTCCATTGACTTCGTAGTCATAGACGGCGGGAAGGAAGTCTTTGATAACACCCGCTAGTATCTTGAACTCGTTACGCAAGGAAGCATGTAGCCGCGCCTGACACGCAGACATGACTTTCATGGATCGTTCAAGGATAGCAAGCGTGGAGCCAACGGGAGCCTGATTGCTCATCTCTCCGATATTCATATCGGGAACAGCCGCATATTTACGGGCTTCGTCAACGATTGTGCCAAGCAACTGGTAAAGAGTTCCAGACGGTTCCTTGTATGGCATGAAGCTTATGTTGTCGCGGATCGAGCCTCCGGGTACATCAACGTCACGAAACTCGCCGGGAGCTATCGGTGAATCGTCACCCTTAATCCGCAAGCCTCGCGTCTTCAGACCTGCGGGAAGATTGCTCAGGGTTCCGGCATCAACTAGCTGGCGCAGAATAGACGTGGCAGACTTTGCCATGCCACCGATCATGTGGGTCAGTCCAATCCCGTAGAACCCAAGTCCCGGCATAAATTTGTAGTGCGAGAAGTGCATACGCCGCATCTTGCGCTCGTCGCCCTTGTTCCAGTTCTTGCGAATTGAAAGAATGTCGCGAGACTGGCTATCGATGGTCACAACATACGGACACGCAATCCCTGTCGGCTCACCGTCCTTCTCGTCTTCGTATCCTTCAAGATCAAGGTCAACGTGCATTTCAAGAAGGGTATAGCGATCATCATACTCGACAGACGGATCATCACCCTGAATGCGATCATAGGCAGATTGTATCTGGCTGTAATCAGGGCTTGGCTCAGGAAGATCAACATCCCTGTAGAACCCCGCCACCTGTAGCTTTCTGACTTCGTTGGTCGTCTTCTTCATTACATGGGTGAACCGCTGACAGCTTCTCAGGTCAGTCGCGCCATACGCCACAACCAAGTCTTCCGCTGGTACAAACACGGCACACGCCCTGCCCATATCTACGTCGTAATAAATTTTCTTGAAGGCTGATCCCGCGAGCGGCAGATGAAACAATAGCTGCTCATGCTCGCTGCGATAGTCAGTCATGACTTCCGTGATCTGGAAGTTCATTTCATTCTGCACACGAAGAGCCTGTTCTTCTTTTTCCGTATCTATGTTGCCAAGCACCTGCGTCTTGACGGGACCGGAAGAAGGAAAGGTTTCCATCATGGAGTGCGCCTGATAGCGAATAATGCTTTCTGTCAGCACGGGATGGAAGACACCACAGGCACCGGGAAACGGCTGTGTTCTGTCTTCGATTTTGAGACCGAGAAGATCAAGACCCTTGATGTATGTTGTTTCCCAGTCTTTGCGGGACATACGGTCTGACTCATATTGACCCATCAACTCCATCGCAAGATGTTGCAAGTCACCGTCTTCCATGAACTCGGCAAGGTTTGCATTGTGTGCGCTGGCGTCTGGGTCTTCGTCTTCAGAGCGCGGATCAAACTCAATGATCACGCCGCCGTCCTCGGTTTCAATCGAAACAGCTTCAGGATTGAGAACACCTATTGATACGTCAGCCTCATCCTGCTCGGTATCAACCTCGATTACTTCTTCCGTTTCTTCTGGAAACGGTCCACTCACCAAGGGTTTCTCTATAGCCATTAGCCCGTCCTTCCGATCAGTAATACTCTACAGTGTCACGCCAATGCTCCTGCTCCACTTCATCACCGGCAGCGCGGACAAACCCACCCTGCCTGAAACGCAGTAATGCCTGAGTGCTGGAGTCCACCAGATCATCATTAGACCCGGAAGGAAATGAAGCAAACTGCTCTATAACCTCTTCAGCCCATCGGGTCTGTGGTGCCCAAACAATTCCAGAATGGAAAAGGTCAGCAACCGCATTTACCCGTGCAATCTTATCGTTACCGCGACTCGGCGTAAAGTCCGTTACTGGTATACCCATTTGCCTTAATTCAAATATCAAAGGCATTCCTGTTGCTTTTCCTTCGACTATAAATGCGTCTGGTGTCCAGTCACAGTAATGCTCATAAGCTTTTGCTTTGAGTTCTGGAAACTCCATCCTGTCTTGGAATGCATTTAACAGTATCAGGTGATGGTTGTTAGCTTCTTCATTGAACCACACACCCCATGTCGTACACGCAGAAAAGTCGCTTCGTTGTGTTTTGAGGAAAGCCGTGTCCCAAGACTGAATAATAAAATCACAAGGGGGAGGGTCTTCGCGCTCCCACTCCTGCCACCATTCCCTTTTGATAATAGCGCCCTGCTCACTTGTCGGGTCTTGCTGATACTGAGCCGACCACTTGCTTACAGGCAATTCATTCCTAAGGGTTTCGAGTTCCTCAAGCTGCCAGAACTCAGGCCACAACGCGCTACCTGACGGCATGATTGCGGGTAACTCAATAAGCTCCCACTCATCAGAACCCTGCCGCTCAATCGACGCCTTGATAATCTGGCCCGTAAGGTCACGCTGGTGCCACCGCGTCATAACGATAACGATGGCTCCTCCGGGCTGGAGACGCTGGCGTGGGCCTGAGGTGTACCATTCATACACACGATCAAACACGTCAGCGTTATATGCCCCCTGCTGGGCATCCTGTTCGGAGTGCGGATCATCGATAATCAGGAGGTCAGCACCTTTACCAGTTACAGCACCGCCGACACCGATAGAGAAGTAGTCGCCGCCAAGGTTTGTATTCCACCGACCGGCTGCTTTTGAGTCAGCCCTTAATGAAACATTTGGAAATATATCCTTGAAGGACTCATCCTGAAAAAGGTTCCTGACCTTTCGGCCAAAGCCTGTAGCAAGTTCGGCGGTATGTGCGGTCTGGATAACTTTCTTTTCCGGGTACTGCCCTAGAAACCAAGCAGGAAGCAGATAACTTGCAAACTCAGATTTGGTATGACGGGGTGGCATGTTGATAATCAGACGCTTGAGTTCACCCCGTGCGACACGCTCGAACGCCTCGCCCATAATCTCATGGTGCCGTCCTTCGATAAACGCTGGCCACACAGACTTAACGAAAGTGATATATTCGCTTTGACAGTTTTCCCGCGTCTCTGCTTTTTTAATTTTGTCTACAAGCGCAAGAAGCTCGACCCTGTCATCATGACTTATCTTGTCAATATCGACAGCGGCTAAATTCATGGTCTAGTTCTTTTCCTTGGCAGAAGCTGGCCACCGACCAAACAAACGCACTGACCAGTAAGCTGACCACATCTTGTAAGCGGGGACAGGCGGTTCCGCACTCTGCATACCCCACAGAAAGATATTGTCCGAAAGCTTCCGCGCCTTCCGCCATGTGGACTTTCTGGGGTTGGATGAATGGAAGTATTTTCTAAGGGAAGCATACAGATGATCATGGATGACAGCCGCTCTCGCCACATCCCACGGAGATATCACAGCCCACACAATACGGGGCACCGAAGCCAGATCAGTCTGCATACCTTCGACGCACGTCACCTTTCCCATAACAAGGCTCTTGTGCGAGGAAACATTTACCCCGATCTGACGCAGGAGGCTAACCTCGTCCTTGGCAATAAGCCGCGAACTGAACGACAAAGGCTTCTGCAACACCCACGTTTTTGGCGGCGTAAACTCTGCCGCTATCTTAGCGTTAAATTTCCCCTTCAATCTTCCCTCCCTTGAGGGCGCGATTTGCTAACATTCCGTAGAACGCAGCCGCCCTTCCATCGGAAACATTTGCTATATCCAGTATCTCCTGTAACGCATCCTCCAGAACCTGAATACGTTCCAGTAACTCCTTCTCAAACCCGATCAGAAGATCGTCATCCTGATCAGTCATACTCATACCCTTGTCCATATATCAAAATTACACGTTCTTGCACAGGGGGAATGCCACACCGATACGGCAAGTGCCCGATCCGGTTTACCGCCCTTACCCAGATAATCCTCGCGCCAGTCCATCATGGCAAACTCACTCGGCCTGTGCTTGACAAACTGCTTCCTCCCCTTGGCACAAGCCCACAACCTTTCCGGCGACACCAGTACCATCCGCTTCACCCCTATCAGAAACGCATGATCGATAAACTCACGGATATACTTGAAGGGTGGATTGGTAATCAGGTTCTCATGGAGAGCGCCATCGAAGTCAAAGAAGTCTTTGCCATGTTGAATGTCCGTGCGTATCGGGGTGTAGCCTAGATACTCCAGAGAATTACTCAGGTGCCCACCACCATTGCACGGCTCCCAGAAACTACACGGCCCCCAGTCCAGCCTTCTGCCTATCTGCTCAACTATCGAAATGGGGGTGGGGTAGTAATCAAATTCTTTTCTCATATGCCCCTTGCCGAATGCTCAGAATTATGATATTTAGGTAGCCTGTTATCAACTGTTAGCAGTTACTAGCTGTTAATTGCTATTAACTATTAAAACCTTAACAGTTAACTTAACAGTTAATAGCAACTGTTAATAACAGGCTCCTTTCCTGTAGAATTATATAGCACACCCATAGCCCACTGTAAACCTACCTCCCTTTGTTTCAGTTGTATAAGGGTGGGGGCACACTCAAGGCCATTACAGAAACAGGTAATGGGGGGGGCTATCAAATCCAGCTAATCGTTTGAGTGAAACAGCGTGTATGGTGGCCCAGCCGACACGCCTAGCCGCCTCAGGGGGTGGCCCCTCGGCGTCTGGCCGTCAGAACAGTTGGCCTTTTAGGGGTGGGGTCTTTTGACCTAGACGACCCACTGCCCGCTGCCAGCCCACCGACTGCCCTGCTACGAGTCATCAGTGACTCGACCGATCAGATCGGCAAGCTTGTCTTCCAACTCCCCGCGCAGTTCATCTGCGCTGCGAGTGTCCTCCTGATTTTCCACCACGTCCACGAATAACCGTTCATGTTTTCCCAGCAGTTCAAGCGCCCTGATACGAGCGGCATCTGCTTCAGCAGTCATTGCCTCCACCTCCAGCCGTTCGAGAACCATCGCCCTCCGGGAGAGGCCGCTGCGCTGTGCTGCCCTCTCCTTCTCCCCTAATCCAGCATCTATCCTTCGGGATACCTCAGGGTGTGCAGCCAACGTGCTTGCCTCAGTGTGGACCGCCGATGGCTTCATGCCCTCCGCAGAGTATGCGCGGCGGTAAGCCTCGCTCTGGCTCAGTCCCGACACCACCCCATCAGCGAATGCCTGTTGCTTACTCGTCAGCGATCGCCGCCCCTTGCCCGACGACTTGCCGCTCTCGGTCCCGCCGACCACCTTCAAACCATCCTGTGCCACGTCGTCACCTCATGCTGATTGATCACCATCAGATGGTAGCTCACACCCGCTGTTCTGTCAGTGTGATTTGCTGGCCATCGATACGGGAGAATCACCCCCTCAAATTAATTTGAAATGATGTGTTGACGATGGGAGCCGATGGGCCTATATAATGCTCACGGCCATCGCGAGGCAAAAACAACGCGGACCACAACGCAGGGGGACACAAGGCATCCTCGAAGCGCAGGGCACCTGATCAGACCCAGCCGAAAGAAAAATTGTGTCCGGTGCTGATGCTGCACCGCTGATGATGATCCAGCAGGATCGAAACACACACACAACTCCGAAGGGAACTACAACATGACCTACCTTATCCAAGAAGCCGCCAACGTCGCCAACACCATCTCCGTCAAAGAGGGTGAGATTTCCAGCCTCCGCTCCGAACTGAATGTTGAAGCAGACAAGTTCAGCCTGATCGCCCTGATCGCAGTCGAGGCGATCAACGCTGACATCCTTCGCAACCGCAAAGGCCGCAAGGCCGATGCCGGTGCATTCCTCGAAACGGTCTGCTTCGACGTGCTCGGCCAGAAGAACAAGTCGGGCAAGGGCAAGAAGCTTGCTGAGAATGCTCAGAAGCTTGCCAAGTCCGACGACTTCGCCGAGGTCATCGGAGACGGGGCTGTCGCGATCAGCAGGACCACTCAGGAAAGCAGTGCGTGGGTCAACGCGATTGCTGAGGTCAGCCGCGAAGTCGCTGACATTTGCGATGCCCTTGAGATCAACAGCTACAACAAGCTGGTCCCACACCTCAACCCGGTGGAAGAGGTCAGCGACGAAGAGAAGCTGGTCGCCCTCGCCCAGAAACTGGTGAAGGCAAACGGTCTCGACCTCGAC